CAATTATACCTGTAAATACAGATAATATAACATCTTCATTATTAGAAAGTGCTTATACACCAAATACTTCAAGAACTATTAATCGAGTAGGTTTAACAATTCAAGGAACAAATTATACAGGTTCCACCAATAAATATTTTATAGAAACAAATTCTTTGTCATCACAAACAATGGGAACTGATGATAAAAATATAACAATAAGTTCCGGATCTGCTTATAAAATATTAAGAAATAAAATTTTTAACAATACAATATTTAATGGTTCTGGTGATTTTGTTAAAGTGGAGGTTATTGCTGGAGTTACCACTACTGTTGATATGCGTAATTCTACTTTTATAAATTGTAAATTTAGGGGTATAACATTTGGCACAAAAAATTTTAAACAATTAATGCTGGATGGGAGTAGATTTTTTAATTGCGAGTTTATAAATTGTAAATTTTATATTAGACCACAAAATATTATATTTAATAATTGTTATTTTAATAATCACGGAGATCTTTCTGGTTTATTTTTCTTTAATGGGTCTGATGGAAATGTGTTTATAGATTGTAGAATGAAAAATATAACCCAACCATTTTATTTTGATAATTCAAATAGTAAAAACAATATTAATAATTTGATTTATAAAGTTTATTGCTACAATAGTATCAATATTTCAAATAAATGTTCATTTATTAAAGTAATAGGCAATACTGCTGGCACTATTGGAGTATTTACTGGTAATGTAGTAATATTAAATTATATTTCCCGTTCAATTGGTGATGTTATCAATATTGAATCTTCTGCAAGTCTTAATCTTTTTGCAATGAATTATTTTGAATCAAGTGGATCTGTTAAACTCGGAAAATAAATTTACTATAATAAATAATTTAAAGGTATATTATGGAAGATAAAAAAAGTATTGACAATAAATTAGAAGATGCTTTTAATTTGCCCAAATCTGTTGGTGAAATAGTAGAGCAAGAACCAGTTATTCTTACATCAATAAATAAAAACGATGTAGCATCTGAAGATTTTCAAGCAGTTCGGTCAAATCTTTATGATATTATTGAAAAGGGAAATAAAGCAATTGAAGGAATTCTTCATGTTGCTTCCGAGGGAGATTCCCCAAGAGCATATGAAGTTGTATCTCAACTTATCAAAAGTGTAGCAGATGCAAACAAAGATCTTCTTCAATTACACAAACAATTAAAAGAAATTAGACAAGATACTCCTGCTTCTACACAATCTGCACAAAACATTACAAATCAATCTATATTTGTAGGAAGCACAAATGAATTGCAGAAACTGCTAAGAGGTAAGATGCAGGAGATAAAGCAAATAGAATCTAATCCATGATTGGTGATAAGAACTCATATCTCGGTAATCCAAATCTCAAGAAGACAAATGTTCCTGTCAACTTTACTCAAGATCAAGTTGAGGAATATTTAAAGTGTTCTGAAGATCCTGTTTATTTCATGAAAAATTATATTAAGATTGTCAATCTTGATAAGGGATTGATGACCTTCTCGATGTATCCATTTCAAGAAAAACTAGTAAATCTTATTCGTGACAATAGATTCGTTATTGCAAAGATGCCTCGTCAGTGTGGTAAGTCAACTACCATCATTGCAGATATTCTACACCATGCACTGTTTAATCCAAATCAAACCATAGCAATTCTTGCAAATAAAGAAAAACTTGCAAAGGGTCATATGGATCGTTTAAAGACTGCTTATGAAAACCTACCAAAATGGCTGCAGCAGGGTGTTAAAGAATGGAATAAGCATTCTATCGAATTGGAAAATGGATCAAAAGTCATTTCGTCCGCAACATCTGCATCTGCTATCCGTGGTGGATCTTTTAATTATATTCTGTTGGATGAGTTCGCCCATGTCCCTGAAAATATAGCAAACGATTTCTATAGTTCAGTATATCCAACAATCACATCCGGTAAAACTTCCAAAATGGTTGTAATTTCTACACCTAATGGATTGAATTTATATTATAAACTATGGATTGAAGCAATAGAAGGAAGAAACAGTTTCAAGCATATAGATGTTCACTGGTCAGATGTTCCCGGTCGTGATGAGGAATGGTATCAAAGAGAAATCAAAAACTTAGGTGAAGAACGATTCCGCACAGAGCACGAATGTGATTTCATTGGTAGTACCAACACTCTTATCTCTGCAGATAAACTCAGAACAATGGTTTATAAGACTCCAATCCACACTACCCCAGACGGATTGAAGGTTTATGAAAAACCAGTAGTAGATTCTAAAAATCCTGCAAATAATCACACCTACATTTTAACAGTTGATACTGCTAGAGGTACTGGAAACGATTACCATGCATTCACAGTTGTTGATATAACCAAGACACCTTATAAGATAGCAGCCACTTTTAAAAATAACGAGATGTCTCCTTTGGTATACCCAAATGCAATATACCCAATTGCCAAACAATATAATGATGCTTACATATTAGTTGAAATAAATGACATTGGTGGTCAGGTGGCTGATTTATTACATAATGAACTGGAATATGATAATTTGTTAATGTCTAGTATTCGTGGTAGAAAGGGTCAGACTCTTGATGGTGGGTTCGGAGGAAGTAGTCAAACCCAATTAGGACTCCGCACTACGAAGGCGGTAAAGCGTCTAGGATGCTCCGTGTTGAAGTCTCTGATCGAATCCAATAAACTACTCATTGCCGATTACGACATCATACAGGAACTTGTTTCCTTTATTTCAAAAAATAATTCCTTTGAAGCCGATACTGGTCATAATGACGACTTGGTTATGTGTATGGTTCTCTTTGGTTGGTTGACGACTCAAAGTTATTTTAAAGATATGACAAATATGGATATCAGAAAAACCGTGTTTGATGAAAAATTAAAACAATTAGAAGAAGAAATGACACCGTTCGGTGTAATTGATGATGGTATTCAAATGAATGGTGATGAAATAGACTCATCTGGAACCGTCTGGAGTGATGCCGAAAATAGAAATAATGATTTTTATACATAACCTTAGACCAAAATAGGCGAATAAGGAGAGAAAAATGGCATTCCAATTAAGTCCCGGTGTAGAAATTAGAGAATTTGATCTTACTTCAGTAATTCCTGCCATTGCAACCACCCCTGCAGGTTATGCTGGCTTTTTTCAATGGGGTCCAGCAGATTCTAGAGTATTAATTGAAACAGAAAAACAATTAACAGATGTTTTTGGCAAACCAAATTCAGATGCAACATATGCAGTTGATTGGTATGTTGCTTCAAACTTCTTATCATATGGTGGTGCTCTCCAAGTTGTAAGAGCTGTTGGTACTGGTGATGACAATGCAACTGACAGTTCAGATACAGATGGTATTCAAATAAAGAGCAGAGAAGATTTTGAAAAACAATTTGCAAACGCAAATACCACATATAGTGGTTATGGATTCTACTGGGCAGCAAAGTATCCTGGCGAATTGGGAAATAGTCTAAAGGTAGTAGTAATCGATGGTATTGATCCTGATACAAATGGTACAGGTGAATGGGAAACATACACAGATGTTTATGGTATCCCAGGCACATCAGATTACGCTTCAAATATCAACGCTAATGCAAAAGATGAAATTACTGTTTTGGTCATTGATGAAGACGGTAAGTGGACTGGTACAAAAGGTACAGTTCTAGAACAATTCGTCAAAATATCTAAAGCAACCGACGCTCGCTCAGGTGACGGTAATACAATCTTCTGGAGAAATGTAATTAATAATCGTTCTAAGTATGTTTGGGTAGGTAACGAGCCAGCATCTTACAGAACTCAAGCAAACACACAAGATTGGGATAATGCCGTTTCATCATCACTAGCATTTAAAACTCTTTCAACAGTCAAGTCATATTCATTAAATGGTGGTTCTTTAACACCAAGCTCAACTTTAGATGAGGCTGATAAAGTTGCAGCATTCGAGCAACAATTTTCAAATTCAGAAGATGTTGATGTATCACTCTTGATTGCAGGTAATATGACTGCATCAAATGCTAAGTCGGTAATCAATATTGCAGCAAATCGTCAAGATTGCATCGCATTCGTATCACCAAAGGCTTTGGATGTTCTAAATGCAACATTAACATCAGATGACGCAACATTCACTGTACTGAACAATTATAGAACAACATTAGGTTCGTCATCCTACGGTGTAATGGATGGTAATGCTAAGTATCAATATGATCGTTATAACGATAAGTACTTATATATTCCTCTCTGTGGTGACACTGCAGGTTGCTGTGTAAGAACAGATAACACAAGAGAGCCTTGGTTCTCACCAGCAGGATATGATCGTGGTCGTATCAATAACATAGTAAAGTTGGTATGGAACCCATCAAAAACTTACAGAGATAAGTTATATAAGAACAACATTAACCCAATAGTATCTTTCCAAGGATCTGGTGCAATTCTCTTCGGTGATAAGACTCTACAAACCAAACCAAGTGCATTTGATAGAATCAATGTTCGTAGACTCTTCAATGTTCTAGAGAAGACAATTGCTACAGCAGCTAAGTTCCAACTCTTTGAATTCAACGATGCATTCACAAGAGCACAATTTAGACAATTAGTTGAGCCTTTCCTTCGTGAAGTTCAAGGTAAGCGTGGTGTAAGTTCATATGCAGTAGTGTGTGATGAATCTAATAATCCAGCAAGTGTAATCGATCAAAATCAATTCGTTGCTGATATCTTTGTTGCACCAGCAAGAAGTATCAACTTCATCCGTCTAAACTTTGTTGCTACCCCAACAGGTGTAACCTTCGCAGAATTCGGTGGATAATTTAAAAAAAGAGTATAAATAAAGAGGAAAATCAAGGAGCAAATAAATGGCAGACTCATCAATTAATTCATTCATGTCAGCCTTCGACGGCGGTTCAAGACCAAATTTGTACTCTGTAACTATGACAAGTCCACAGATTGGTGCTTTACCACAATTACAATTCTTCTGCAAAGCAGCAACATTACCTTCATCAATTCTTGGTGAAGTAAATGTTCCATACTTAGGTCGTATGGCAAAGTATCCAGGAGATCGTCAATTCGAAGATTGGACAATCGATGTTATCAACGATCAAGGAATGTCACTAAGAAATGCATTTGAATATTGGAACGAATTATTTAATTCATATGCAGGTAATGCTACAGCATATCCAAATCCAAGAGCAGCATTTGGTTCTGCTACAGTAGCACAATTATCAAGAAATTACCAAGTAGTTAAGTGGTATCAATTCTTCGATGTTTGGCCAGAAAACATTGCATCTGTCCAATTAGGATATGATCAAAACGATACAGTATCTGATTTCCAAGTAACTTTCAAATATTCATATTTCATCACAAGTTCATCACCATTCCAAGTAAATGGAGTTGGCTTACCAGGCGCAATCGGACCAGGTGCAATAGCAGGTGCTGGTGCAGCAGGATTCGGTATCCCAGGATTTGCTGGCGGTGGATTTGGTGGTGGTTACGGCACAGGAGCAGGTGTAGCAGTTGGCTCAGGTGGCGCAGGTGTAGCAGTGGGTGCAGGTGGTGGCAAGAACTCCACAGCATTCGGTATAAATACTGGAAACTTCAGCTTTGGTATCGGTACAAGCCGTAGCTGAAATTAATCAGTACTTTATAAAAAAGGATCTTTATTATGGCATTTGAACTATTTGGATTTACATTTGGCAAAAAAGATAAGGAACCAGAAAAGGTAGAATCCTTTGTACCCAAGAATTTTGACGACGGTGCATCCGTTGTTGAAGCAGGTGGGTTTCAAGGATTTTACATTGACTTGGATGGTACTTTAAAGGCAGATGTTGATCTAGTTAGAAAATACCGTGAAATGAGCCTTCATGCTGAACTCGATCAAGCAATTGATGATATTGTCAATGAAGCAATAACTGAAGATGCTAAAGGATCAATTGTCGAACTTGATCTTGATAAAGTTCAAGTACCAGAAGAAATTAAACAAATTATAAATGAAGAGTTTGGAACAATTCTTCAATTATTAAACTTCAATAAGAAAGCACATGAACTTTTCCGTAAATGGTATATTGATGGTAGATTGTACTTCCATCACATATTGAACGATGATCCAACTGAAGGTTTGAAAGAAGTTCGTGTTATTGATCCTCTTTTGATTAAGAAGATTCGTGAAGTAAAAAGAAATACAAAACTTGGAAATGTTCCTATCATTGAAGATGTTAGAGAATATTATGTTTTCTCAAACTATGAAAAATTAAATCCATATGATACAAAGGGATTGAAAATATCAACAGATTCAATCAATTATGTGAATTCTGGTTTGTATGATTATTCAAGTAAGAGAATCATTGGTTATCTACACAAAGCAATTAAACCACTCAATCAGTTGAGAATGGTTGAAGATGCTACAGTCATTTATCGTTGGTCGCGTGCTCCAGAGCGTCGTGTATTCTATATCGATGTCGGTTCTTTACCCAAGAACAAAGCAGAGCAATACATGCGTGATCAAATGAATCGTTTCCGCAATAAACTTGTTTACGATGCAAATACCGGAGAACTCCGTGATGATCGTAAACACATGAGCATGTTGGAAGATTATTGGCTACCTCGTAGAGAAGGTGGTCGTGGCACAGAAATTTCCACTCTTCCTGGTGGACAAAACTTAGGAGAGATGGCAGATGTAATGTACTTCCAAAAGAAATTATTGAAAGCACTCAATATTCCAGAGTCTCGCATTGAAGCAAATACCGGATTCAATATGGGTCGTGCTTCAGAAATTTCAAGAGATGAATTAAAGTTTGCTAAATTTATAAACAAACTAAGAATGAAATTCAGTGAAATGTTCTTAAATTTCTTAAGAGTACAATTATTATCTCGACAAGTAATGAGTCAACAAGACTGGGATCAAATTTATCAAAAGATAAATTTTAAATATGCTACTGATTCATATTTTGCAGAATCGAAGCAAGCAGAAATCTTAAGAGATAGAATTGCTATTCTCCGTGATGCTGCAGATTACTCTGGTAAGTTTTATTCGGATAGATGGCTAAGAAAGAATCTTCTCCGTCAAACTGATCTCGAAATTCAACAAATAGATTCTGAAATACAAGAAGAACAAGTACAACAATTAGAAAAACAACAAGAAGCTGTTATGGCTTCACAGTCACAAAGTGCTGGTCAAGAAGTTGCACAACAAGATCAAAATGTTGATACCTCTGGTGGTGCTATAAATACTGCAGCATCACAAACAGGTGATACAACAGGAGGTAAAACATTCGATGTCAGCAGCCTATTATGATATCATAACAGACGAAGGATCTACTTTTCGTTTAAAATTAAAGTTTACGGATATCAATAAAAATTCCATAAACTTATTAGATCCTCCAACAAGTATTATAGAAGGATATGAAGACCAATTTCCAAAAGATTCAAATGGAA